CCTCAAGACCCGGAAGAAATTATTAGATTAATAGATGGACTAATAGGTTCTGAGGTCGCTTCATATGAAATAACACCAGAGTCGGTAATAAAGATTATTAAAAAATAAACTTGACAACATAACCTCAACGGGTTATATTATATACATAATAGAAAGCAAGGAGATAAAATGCTTAGTTTAATGTTGCTCACTCTTATTGGGTGCGGCGAAAAAGAAGATGACACTGCGGAAGCAGTTGTCGAAAGCCCTTCCGAGGGTTAAAAAAAGTTTTGAAAAAAACTTGACAACATAACCTTAACGGGTTATATTATAATATGCTTAAAATTAAAAAACTTGGAGGTTTTATGAGCACTACACAACAATTCCCGGTACACACCGGAACTTTCACTACTAAAAGAGGAGCACAGCGTACGATGAACTTTATTAAAGTTTCTGATCTACCAGCATCTTTTACTAGTGTTTCTGGCCGAGCAAGAAAAATGCAGCCTGGCTTTGAAACAGTATATGATATAGACAAGGGACAATATCGTACCTTTAATCACAATTTGTTGATCGGATCTATTCAGGTGTCGTATCGTAATATTACTATTTGAGGGTAGTCCCTTGGTTTTTTGTCTGTTTTTTTCCGTAAAAAAACTTTCACTTTTTTCTTGACACGGTTTAAAATTCGTGTTATATTATAACTGTGGGTTGATTTACACAACTCAAAATAAACCGGGAGTAAGGTAAAAACCCTGCTCACCTTAAAATAGCAGACAATAGGAGAACTAACATGGCTATTAATATCGAAGCGATGCGCGCCAAACTTAACGCATCTAAAAATGGCGGAAGAGCAACAAACAATACGAAATGGAGACCATCACAGGGTGATCAAACCATTCGTATACTTCCTACAGCGGACGGAGACCCTTTCAAAGAGTTTCACTTCCATTATAATGTAGGCAAAAACCCTGGGATCCTGTGCCCCAAGAAAAATCATGGAGAGGATTGTCCGATCTGTGAGTTTGCGTCCAAATTGTGGCGTGAAGGCGTTGAAAATGATGACTCGACACTTAAATCAGAAGCTAAGAAGCTTTTTGTACGTAAGCGTTATTACTCACCAATCATCGTCCGTGGCAAAGAATCTGAGGGAGTAAAAGTTTGGTCTTATGGAAAACAAGCATATGAAGGCCTCCTAGGCTATGTACTTGATCCGGATTACGGTGACATTACAGATGCGGAAACAGGAACGGATATAGTTCTTAACTATGATATTCCGGGAACCCCTGGATCTTTTCCCAAGACCACTCTGAAACCTCGTCGACGTCCGAGTGTTTTGTGTGATGATGCAATTAGCGATTGCGAAGCATTACTTGAGTCAGTTCCTGACATTGGTGGCCTTTTCGAAAGAAAAGCTACAGAGGAAATTCAAGCATTGCTCGATGATTTCCTATCTACCGACACGTCCTCCGAAAGTAGATCTAGTGAAACAACAAAGTATAATTCATCATCCACCTCGGACGTTGACAAGGAATTTCAGAAGTTTATGAACAATGAATAAATCATAGTCCTCCTATGTTGTATGGGGTCTGCCGTCCACCCTAGTGAAAAAGGGCGGCACCATGCTCACAAAATATCTGCCTCCTCGTGGCGTGAGTGGAAACGGGTTAAGCCGGCTAAAAGATTGCCCCCTAAATCTATTCGTAATTTAAATTATGTAATGGATGTGATTTCAATAATTATTAAAAGGAGAAATATTATGAGACCCAAGGCACCAAAATTTATCAAATACATCTGTAATAAAACATACACAGATAGATCCTTTCAGAGGAAAGTTTGCTGGCCAGACGATAAAATTAGAAGATTTATCTTATCTGTCAACAAAAACAGGACTCCATACCCGATTGTTGTTGCTGATGTCAAATCAGGAATGTTTCATTCAACAGAATCGCTCGACGAAAACAGTTTGAATTACTATGAAACAATTAAATCCAAGGGATACGAGTGGATATCCCTCGATGGAATACAAAGGTCAACGGCGTTAATGAAATTTTTTAACGACGAGATCACCGTTTCCGGTGATTTTACCGACGCAGACGGAAAAAAGGTTCGAGTAACCAATAAGTACTTCAGTGGACTAACTCAGCGACTTCAAGATAAATTCAATGATGTTGAAATTGAAGTTAAAGTCATGGAAGACTTGTTGCGCGATGAACTGAAGGATTTCTTCATTAACATCAATGATGGAGAGGCACTCAACCCTCAAGAAATAAGAAATGCTTACCCAACAGCAATTTCTAAATTTATAAGAGAGTTGTCAGAGCATGCAATCACTAAAGATACTTGGATCAAGATTAGTGGTTTGAAACAATCAGGGATTAATCGGTCCTTGGATGCCGAACTTCTTCTGAAGGCATTCATGGTCACACACCAGGATGAAAACTATAGTCCTAACAAAACCACCATGGATGCGTTTTATCAACTAGGTAGCGGAAAAACTACGGTTAATGAGTATCGTCAGTCCACCAGAGATAGATTCAAATCTATTATGTCGATTGTTAGAGATCTTTGCGATCAACAAACTATCCATATTGGCAAAGGCAAAATACCCCAGAGACAATGGTGGGCAACAGTATTCTTATCAGCGTATGTGTATGATAAAAATCTTCAAATCGACAACTATGCCAAGGTATATGAAGAGATTTATCTTTTAGAAAAAGACCTGATAGCACAGTCGAAAACAAAACAAGGTAAGGATCATGAGACCTACAAAAAAACCTTGGGAACTTCATCACCGGTAGACGAACCATCAGATAGTCAATATTATTGGCACTGGGCGAGTGAACCACTTAAGTGGAGCGAGAGAAAAAAGAGATTAAAAGAATTGTTTTTGCATTCTTTTGACAATCTCTCTGTCAAAGATCAATCGGCTGCAGCCGCAAAATAAATTAGATACCGCAGGGAGGCATGGGTTTACAGATGCCTCAGATTATAATAAGGAGAAAAAAATGACTTATAACTATAACCCGAAGCCGAAAAGTATTGTTACATTGCACTATGTGGGTACTCTAGACGACGGTAGAGAATTTGATAATTCTCACAAAAGAGGAGAACCATTAACATTTACGATTGGCGGCGGACAAATGATACCGGGCTTTGAAACAAACGTTATTGGAATGAAGAAGGGGGAAACTAAAGTGTTCACATTAGCTCCGGAAGAAGCTTATGGCGAGGTACTTGAAAAATTATTTCACACTTACCCTCGAGACCAGTTCCCGGAAGACTTTGAAATAGAAGAAGGAAAAATGATTAATGTACCAACTAATACTGGTCAAATTTTCCCTGCTATTATTAAAGAGGCGAATGAAGAAAGTGTTATTTTAAATTTTAACCATCCCATGGCTGGTAAAAAATTAAATTTTGATATAGAAGTTATCAATATTATGAATGAAAAAGGAGAGACTCTTGGGGAAGTTGCTACACATGAAGAAACCGGGTAAAATCGACATCGCTGCGATGAAGAAGTTTGTCAACAAAAAAGTTGGCATGGACGTTGCGCACGACCTTCGAGAGGGTTCTCCAACCGAAGTAAAACAGTGGATTCCTACAGGCTCACGCTGGCTTGACTCTATTACCGTTAGAGGAAAGTATGGAGGAATTCCCGTTGGTAAAATCACAGAGATTGCAGGGCTGTCATCAGCCGGAAAATCTTTTATGGCTGTGCAAATAGCCGCCAACGCACAAAAGATGGGACAATTCGTAGTCTATTTTGACGCCGAGAGTGCCATCGATCCGAAGTTCCTCACAGATGCCGGAGTGGACACAGATAATAATTTTCTGTACGTCCAAGCGGTGTCAGTTGAAAAGACTTTGGAAACCATTGAAGATATGATGGGAGAATGGCCTGATAACCAGTTCCTGTTTATTTGGGATAGCATTGCTGCCACCTCATCGGAGAAGGAAATCGAATCTGATTTCAATCCTCAATCTACAATGGCGGTCAAGCCTCGCATTTTTGCTAAGGCTTTTCCAAAACTCACAATACCTCTGGCTAATCAACGATGTACCCTCATCCTGATTAACCAGTTGAAAACCAACATCACTAGTAATGTTGCTGAAGCAATGACGACACCGTTAGTTGCGCCCGGCGGCAAAGCCATTGGGTACTTTTGTTCTATGCGTATTTGGCTAACAAAGCGCAAGGCCAAAGCAGCATATGTTACTGATGACACGGGATTGAGAGTAGGCTCTGAGGTGAAGGTCAAGATTGAGAAATCTAGATTTGGAACCGAGGGGCGCACTTGTGGCTTCAAGATACTCTGGGGAGACAGAGTTGGAATTCAGGACGAAGAGTCTTGGCTTGAGGCGCTCCGCTTATCCGGATCCCCCCGATTTAGGGTAGGTGGAGGTTGGTACTACCTTACCGACTCAAAAGGTAAGGAGCACAAGTTCAGATCAGCCGGATGGATTAAAAAACTAAAAGACCAAAAATTCAAATCAATTGTGTTTGAAATTATGGACGAAGAGATTATTAAAAAATTCGACTCTGAAGGTAAAAATTTCTCCCTTCCCGGTGAAAAGGAATAGTACCCTTTTTGCCCCCCCAAAACGATTAACCCCCATGCTTTTTAGTGTGGGGGTTTTTTTATATAAAAACTTGACAAACATCATACGACAGGTTACATTATATATATAATAGGAGGACACTATGAAAAAAATTAAATTCTGGCAGAAGAACACTGGCAAAAGAAGGATTCACCAAGGTTGGCTTGTTGAAGACAGGGAAACAAAGTTCGTTGTAAAAGTAGGGGATTATCAAATTGAATATCATTACCCCAAGGCATCATATGAATTCGAAGTATTGGGGGAACAATGATAAACGTAGGAACATTAGTAACAGTAGACACTAACAAAGCAAAAATGTTTAGTAAACCCCGGCTTTTAAAACACACTGGTGTTGGAATAATAACAGAAATGCCAAGTGTCTGGAAGCACAATTATCAAGGCGGCCCCGCTCTAGATTTAGGATCAGCGGATCCCACTTGCTGGACAAGAGTACAGTTCGGAAACAATTCTGATTATATCCCATCAGATTATCTTATTATAGTGGAGGGCAAATGAATAAAGTAATGTTTATCGATGGACTGAATATGTTTATCCGCAGTTACATCGTGAACCCTCAAATGGATAAGCACGGAAACCCTATCGGAGGGTGTATAGGATTTATAAAATCTCTTCAGAAGGTATGTAGAAAATTTAAACCGGATGAGGTTATTGTGGTCTGGGATGGTCACGAAGGCTCCCAGCGCAAGAGAGCCCTTAACAAAGAATACAAAGAGGGCAGAGGCCCTATACGGTTCAACAGAAGACTCATTCAACTAGATCCTAAAGAACAAGCAAAGAATAAAGCCTATCAGTTGATTAGGCTTATGGAGTATCTCAATGAATTACCTGTCATACAAATCACAATCGACTTTGTTGAAGCCGATGATGTCATCGCTTATGGAGCACGGCACCCTTTTTACAACGGGTGGAATAAGATCATTGTATCTTCCGATAAAGACTTCTTTCAACTCTGTGATAAAAGCACATCTATCTATAGACCTATCCAAGATAAGCTGGTTACACAGCAAAGTATTCTTGATGAGTTTAAGATTCATCCCAATAATTTTGCCATTGCTCGTGCAATTGCTGGAGACTCGAGTGACAACCTACCAGGTGTGCCTGGCGTTGGGCTTAAAACACTTGCGAAGCGGTTTCCTTTCTTGGCTTTCGAAGAAGAATCTGATTGCCAAAAGATTGTCACAGCTTGCGCAATGCAAACAAAAAAGCTTAAATTGCATGAAAATATTATTCGATCTGCCGATCTGGTAAAAAATAATTATAAGATTATGCAACTCTATTTCCCAAACATCAGACCGATGAATAGAATTTTCATTGATAATACGATAATGAAGTTTGAACCTGAGTTTTCGAGACTAAATTTTACTAAAATGTTATTTGAAGACGATTGCGGCTACATTAAGTTCGATGAACTAACCATGGCTATGAAAAAAATTAAAAGATAATAAATCTTTTTGACAAATGAAAAAAATATGTTATAATTAATAACACACTGGAGGACAAATGTATAACAACGATCACGACACCTTTTCCCGTTTTGGGAAAAAATTTCAAGAAAATATGTGCCAACTCATGCTCGAGGACAGGCCATTTTATGACCAAGTATCTGAGGTCATAGATATAAACTTTTTTGAAAAAAAATATCTACAAATATTTATAGAGACACTGATGAGTTATAGAGAAAAATATTCTACTCATCCTAATCATGAGGTAATGATGTCTCTATTGAGAACTGAGC